CCTGCTCAGTCTGGGGTCTTTAGATGTCATCGTCATCCTCAACTGAAATGTCAGACAGGATGTTCTCTATCCCCTGCCTGTCAATGCCCGCCCTTAACCCAGCGCGTATCATAATTGATATCGCCGCATCCATAATGTGATGCCATTCTACATCAGAACTCATATAAATACCATTGACATTCATCTCTAGCATTGTCGTGACGGCATCGACCATAGCCATGTCATCGCGGCTGTCCTCTAGGTCTACCTCAATAAAGAACTCTGGGGGTAGCTTTGTTGGCTTTGGAAACTTTACAATATTGTCTGACATTGCGGGCACCTTCCGGCTGGTTGTTCCTGATTATAACGACAGGCCACGCGCTAGACAACTGGCAATAAAAAAGGGGGCCGAAGCCCCCTGCCTGTTAGTCCTTGGCGTAGTAGCCGTAGACCATTTTGTTTGAGCAGTCCCATGTGTCGTGAGGCACCCCATCGACGACTGCCACATAGTGACCGGCTTGGCTGGCAATCACCCTGCCGTGTAGCAGGTCGGAACACCGAGCTTTGCGCCCGTCGAACTTTGGCGCTGACCGCCATGACCAGCCGTGCTTTTTTAGGAAGTGCTCGAACACCGGCTTGTAAATGCCGCCACGGGCTGAACGCTTAAAGCCGAACTCCTTGTTAGTTCTGGCAAGCTCAAGATAAGCCTGCTTGTAAGGAATCTGCAAAGCGATTGCCACAGAACGAGCGGCGCAGTCTCCCGCACCGCGCCCTTTGTATCCGGCCTCTAAACGGCCCCCATCAGTTGAATGAAACATAATTTTTCTCCCTTTCTGGGGGCCGAAGCCCCCTTTCTGTTAATTGAAAAAATTTAAGCGTTGCTTAAAAGCCACCTAAACAGGTTTCTTTCTTCGACTTCAGCCTTTGCAAATTCTAAGACACTGCCGTAAAGGTCTGGCTTTGAGAATTTATGAACAGGCAACCGGCGGCGCCTCTTGTTATTGTTGCGGGTGGTATAGTCAGACATACGAACAATGCGAGGTGGTCTTTTCCCAAAGCTGATTTTTAAGTCATCGTCTCTGTAAACATCAACAATGTAATTAATGCCTTCGTAATTGACTTCGACGTAGGTTGACTGAAGCATAATTTTTCTCCCGAAAATCTGCGGAAAATACCGCCATACCATATCTTAGCATACATTTATAATGAGATACAAGTAAATAATTAGCTTTTATTTATAAAATAATGTTTGACACTATGTTTATCCTTAGCTTATATTAATAATATATCAACTCATGGAGAGAAAAATGGAATATACGCAGATGGAATTAAAGGTCTTGAACATCCTTGCTGATGAACATGGTTCAGAGTGGCAGACTGAGGATGATGAATATGCTCAACTGGATACCTTTTTGCTCACTACAGATGGCACAGGTGACTGGGGAACAATTTTTGACAATCACCAGCTTGACCCCAAAGTATATCGCGGGGTTATTTCAAGCCTGTTGCAGAAGGGCGCTCTTGAAGAAGATGAATATACAACCGTTCCGAAAGGTTCAGCTTTCACGGGCCGCAAATGCAAAATGATTGCTATAGCGATTAAACAGGAACCGTTCAATGCAATTAGAGGGGCGGCTTAGTGCCGCTCCGAAAGGAGGCTAAAATGGACGCGCTGGATTTAGACGCAATCTCTAACGAAATGTATGACAAGCTGAGTGCCATAGATTCAGAAAACATTGGCACAGAGCATTATATGGGTATTCGGTGGTTTGGCTGGGCAATGGATTACAAGCACTACCTGCGGGACTGCACAGCTTGGCAGAGAAAAATGGTGCATGACATGTTCCGCGAGGAAGGCTTGGCTCTCGGTGGGGTCAGTGACCATCACGAAAAAATCATATTTGCGTACTTGGGGTTAAACAACTAAAGGGAGGCTATAATGGATTATGTTATTTGGTTTAATGATGGGCACCGCGAAACTCTGGGGCGTGAAGACCTTGCGAAGTATTCCGAGCGCTTTGACTTCGATGCTGAAGAAGTACAGCTTTCCGGTGATGTAGATTTTCTTGATGAAGACGGCGGCGTTGTCGGCGGTATTTTCAAGGAGGCTAAAAATGAAAATTAAAATTGAAACCACCCTTGAGCTTGAAGACCGCGACCTAGAAGCTATGAGGCTCTTTTACGAAGAAATGGGGGACGGTGAAGAGACGTTCCGAGATTTTGTTAAGACATATGCCGCTAGTTGGGCACAGGCATTTGTTGACGAAACCGCTAATAATTACGCGCCATACACAATGGGAGACCTTCGTTCAAATGGTCTAGGTGGGTACACTCTAGGAGGCTATAATGGATAGAGTTCTCGGATATATCGGCTACGCGGTCATCATCGCGTTTGCCTTGGGCTGGATGGATACGCTGTCACTGCTCGGCGTTGAGGATAGCAGGAGCTACACATGGTGGGCAGTAATAGCTCGAATGGGGGGCTGATAATGGAAATAATTACACGCCAAGAGGCAAAGGAGCAGGGGCTGACCCACTACTACACTGGCAAGCCATGTAATAAAGGGCATATCAGTAAATACTATGTCAGCGCAGGAAAATGTTTTCAGTGCATCAAAGAAAAACAGAAGAAGTGGAGGGCAGAAAACCAAGAACGGTATTTGGAGGGCCAAAAAGAATCATATCAAAAGAACAGGCAACAATACATAGCACGAGCCGCTAAATGGAGTGTAGCAAACAAAGAAAAACGCAGAGATATTTGCCGTAAATATTATCGAGAGCATTGGGACAAAGAAAAGAAACGCAAACAAAATTACAACGCCAAAAACCCAGAAAAAATAGCCAGCAGGACGAGGTTCTATCAAGCTCGCAAACGCCATGCCACGCTAAAGTCTTTCATACCAAAAGACTTTGAGAATATCTACAAAGAGCGTGATAGGATGACAAAAGCCACAGGCATAGAGCATCATGTTGACCACATCATACCGTTGCAAGGCGATAATGTGTGCGGGCTTCATGTGCCTTGGAACTTGCAGGTCATACCTGCTAGAGACAATATAATTAAATCAAACAAATGGGCTTGCGGCTAAACAATCCAGCTATTATCACGCTTGGGGGTGCTGTTCTGGCTCCCCCATTTTTTTGTGGTGAACCCACCGGCAAGGGCGCCCTGCTCGGCAAATGTCAGCACGAATGCATCAGCAACGTCTGGGCTTCTCTGCTTGCGGACCTTCATCTCGGCCTTGCTCTCGACCTTCAGCTTGCCCGTGGACATATACTTGTACTTAATGCCGGTAAGCTCCTGTATCAGGGTATCATCATCCGGTATCTTGCAATCACGCCGCTCGAACCACTCCCTTGTCAGCCAAAATAGCTCGTCGCGCAGGCGAACAAACTTCTGTGACATGGACGCAGTCTCACTCACAGAAATGCTAACAGCGGGCAGGTCTAGCTCGCGCAGTCTATCCGCAACGCCGGACCCCATGCCGATAGCATCAACATAAATTGCCGTGGGGCGGTTGCTATAATTGCATGCCTCATATTCCATCATCACGATGCCGACAAGCTCCATGAGCTCCTTGTTCTGCCACGTCTTAATTGGCTCCAAGAGCAACTGTCCCTGACGCTTTGCCAGTGCTGACCGGTCACCACCCATGCGGGCAACATCGAGACCCCAGACGGTCGGGGTTGTCGGGCTGGGCGTGATATCGCGCTTAACAGCCTCCTCTACAATGTAGAGCGGCACCAAAACGTCATCACTCTGTGTTGGGAACTCGCCCAGCACACGGACTCTGTAGACATTGCTGTCAATCCCGTATTTATCAGCCATGCCGGCGAGGAACTCCTCGGAGACGTATTCGCCGTCCTGACAACTGACCGTGATGTTATGCCACCGGTGACGCTGGGAATGGAATGATTCGTAAAAGAATCCATCCGAGCGGGTTGGGTTACCGCACATGACCGTCTTGGCTCCGGCAGTCGATAGGGCACCCTCGGCAACTTGGAACACGATATCTGGGACACCGGAAGCCTCCTCGACCAGAAATAGCATGTTCTCGCTGTGGAAGCCCTGTAGAGCCTCTGGGTTCTCCTTGCGGCTGGTACGGGCCACGCAGAAGCTATCAGAGGCACCCTTGAGGCTAATCTTATCGGTTTTGAACTCCATCAGGTCGCGGAAGCCTTCGGGCAATCTTCTGGCCCATTTGTCGATTTCTGTCCACAGCACGTCTGACAACTGGTGGGCAGTGTTCGCGGTAACAGCAACTTTGCACGGGTAATGGCTCAGGAGCCACCAGAGGACCAGCCAAGATTGGAACGCAGTCTTTCCGACACCATGCCCCGACTTAATCGAACATCGGTCATTTTCGGCAATGGCGCGTAATGCATCGGCCTGCCATTTCTGCGGGGTGGCCCCTATGATGTGTTCGACAAAAAAGACGGGGTCGCTGTGAATTTTTAGGAGGAGGTCAGTTGTGAGTTTCATGAGAATCCTTGGGGGGTGTGTGTGGGGGTATTGCTTTATCACGGGCGGGGGCTGTGTGCTCGAAGGGGGGGGTAACCGGTTTTGGTTAATTTTGTCGCATAACCTCCATTATGTATTTGGTATACCCTGCAATTACAATGACTTAGCGTTTCCGTAATTTACGTTATATAAACGTGTCGCGTACTGGACACAAATCAGGCGTTCTGTTCCGGTTCTGTTCCTCGCCCGCGCCCGCGTATCGGTGAAGGTGTTTCGCCGCAAATCAATCATCAACTTCCCCCTCAATCACGTTAGCTGACAGTAACTTTTTCTGCTCCACTTTCTTAGCCACAAGTTTTAGTTCGTCGATAAAGCTCGTCTTATGTTCCACATCCACCTTCAGCGTCTGCTCGCCATAAAATTTCGGATAGTACCGAGCCATTCGCCACTTCAGCGTATCCAGCCTCAGCCTGCCCGCATTGTAGTCTAGCTCGCCGCTGTCCACCTTATCCAGCGTCTCGTCTATCTGGTCATCCAGAGCGCTTGCACGGGCTTCCATTGCCATGAGAAACCGCCTTGCAATATCCGCATCCTTGTTCTTTAACTGATACAGTGCCTCATAGCTCGGCATATCATCGTCCTTGCCAACCTGCCTAGCACTACGACCATCCATTGCAATTCGCCGTAGAAACTCATCTATGACTTCCGGCGTTAGCTTCTTCTTACTCATCGCTTTGCTTCCCTGCAATCTCACCCGAACACGCCATATAACCAGCCGCATCCACATAATTATCTGCGTTGCTAACCTGCCCGTTCTTTATCCGAGCCAGCTTCAACAGCGTCATCATAACGCCCACATCATTAGCCGTAATGTCATGCCCACAATGCAGTGACCAATAGTCTGCTATAAGCTGGAAGTTGTCTTCCATATTGCCATGCGTAGCCGCTCTATCCTGCGTCACACAATACAGCGCCGTCCTTAAAATATCATCCCTATTCACTAGCTTTCCTCTCTGTACATCCGATGATGGATTGGACGTACTATATAATAAATACAAACCCTTAGCTATCGTCTGTCACAATCCTGTCACACCCAACCACAGTCAGCTTACAAACCTTGCACTGATACACCTGCTCAGGCTCACCAGCCAACGTCCTGCCGATGGCCTGCCTCTGCATAACCGTTTGGCATTTCGGGCACTGGTTGTTGTCCAGTAGCCTCTGCATCTTGCCATCACCCTCAGATATCACGCTCGACCTCCAACTGACCCGTGCCGTGGCACTCCTGACAGGTCTGCCACTCATCCCTCAGATAGCCACCATTGTCGTAATCACGAACGCCAACCTGATAGACTGCCTCGCCCTCACCGTTGCACTCAAAGCACTCATATAAAAACATCTCAGTGTCTCTCATTACATCCACCCCTTATCCCGTGGGCTTGGTAGCCCGTTTCCTAGCGCCATCCAATCGTCATCCGTCTGCTTGGTAAGCATAAATTCCTGAACGTCTGGCAATACCAGCTTATAGGAAAATCCCTGCGAGCCGAAAGCCTTTATATACTTCTGCGTCACATTATCAGCAAATGCCTTCTGCCCCTCCGACAACACCTTGCTTTTGCCACCAGATACAGATTGCTGGCGATTTGAGCGGCCCTGAGTGCTCTTCCCCTCTTTTCTGCACCAAGTCTGCCAGAAAGCCCTGCACGATGCATAAGCGGCCTTATTACCGCTCTTCTCATCCCACAGCCGCATGTCAGTCAGTATCTCCTGCCAATCAAGCTCCAAGCTCTCTGCATATTCCTTGTCAAACTGCGTCGGCTCCCACTCAGATAATTTCTGTTTATTTTGAGCCTTCTTTCTATTAGTTGATTTTGTATATTCTGTTCTTTGTAAGGTCTGTTCTTTGTAAGTGTCCTTGTTTTCCGTATCCGGAAAAACCGTATCCGGATTTTCAGGACGCGGTGAATCTGAGACTATATAACGAGTTCCGGCGAACTGACCTTCAGTTTTAACGCTTTCACGCACTAAATAACCGTACTGCTCCATCGAGCCCAAAATGCGGTAAACTTTGTCCCTGCCGATGTCGAACCTGCGGCGCAGTTCAGTCACCC